TGTAACGGGCTCGGCCCGCGTGCGGCGCCTACAGACTATCGTAGAGCTTGCGCACGTCTTCGAGCTTGAGGCCGTGGCGGATGGCGAGTTCGAGCAGCATGCCGACCGCGTCGGGGATCGGCGCCCATGCGTGCCCGCGTTGCGCCTTGCGGCGGGCGAGCGCCGCGTACCGGTTCGACTGGCGCAAGCTGATGCCGAGCATCGCGCAGACGGTGGTGATGTTGTAGCCGAGCTGCGCGATGGCTTCGCGATAGCGTTCCGCCGTCATCGCCATGTCAGCGCACCTTCGCCGGGCGGACCTTCTCGCCGCCGCTCGTCTGCTCGAAGTGATAGGCGCGCAGCACCTTGATCTCGACGCCTTCCGGCGCCTTCACCTGGACCTTCGCGCTCCAACCTTCATCCGCGCCGCGATTGGGCAGTATCTCGCACGCGGCATCGAGCGCGCCGTCCTTGTTCTCGGCTTCGACCCGCACGCGAACGCGCGTGTAGACCAGCAAGTCCATTTCCACCTCGAACGCGGGCATGTCGAGTCTCCTTCGTTGCCGCGCGCATACTAAGCCGAAACGGCATAGGAGGACAACGATGGCGCGCGGCCCGACCGTTCCGCTTCCGACGCTGGCGAAGCTCATCAACCTCACGCCACGCCGCGTGAGGCAGCTCGTCGGCGAAGGCGTCATCCCGCCCCCGGTCGAGCGCGGCGCCTACGAGCTGCTGCCCTCGGTGCAGGGCTACATCAAGTTCCTGCAAAAGGGCGACCAGGGCGACGCGCTCAGCGCGCAACGCACGCGGCTCGCCAGAAACAAAGCCGACATGGCTGAAATCGAGAGCGCCCGGCTGAAAGGGGAAATGGCGCCCATCGAGCAATTCGAGGACGCATGGGGCTCGGTCCTCAACACGATCCGCATCCTGCTGCTGGCGCTGCCGGCGAAGATCGCGGCGAAGATCATGATGGCGCGCAACGCCGTCGAGGCACAGAGCATCATCCGACAGGAAGTCAATGGCATCCTCGACCAGCTCTCCAAAATCGACGTTGTCGTCGATCCACGTCCCATGGTCGATCCATCCGAACTTGGTGACGATGATGAAGAGAGTGCTGGGGCTGATGAAGCCCCCGCCCGAGCTGACGGTGAGCCAGTGGGCTGACCGCAGTCGCTATCTCTCGCCTGAATTCGCTGCCGAGCCCGGCAAGTGGCACACCGACCGCGCCGAGTATCAGCGCGGCATCATGGACGCGGTGAGCGATCCGGCGGTGCAGCGCGTCGTGTGCATGAAGGCGGTGCAGGTCGGTTGGTCCGAAGTGCTCGCAAACTCTGCCGCGTTCTACATGTGCGAGGACCCGGCGCCGACGCTCGTGATCGAGCCGAACCTCGAAATGGCGGAAGCGTGGAGCAAAGAGCGCCTTGCGCCGATGATCCGCGACACGCCCGCGCTGCTTGATCGCGTCAGCGAGGCGAAGAGCCGCGACAGCGGCAACACGATCCGGGGCAAGTCGTTCCCGGGCGGGTTCATCGCCATCGTCGGCGCGAACGCGCCGGCCGGGCTCGCGTCGCGGCCGATCCGCATCGTGCTCGCCGACGAGGTCGACAAGTACCCGGTGTCGGCCGGCACGGAAGGCAACCCGCTCTCGCTCGCCGCCAAGCGGCAGCAAACGTTCTGGAACCGGAAGACGCTGGTCGGCTCGACGCCGACGATCAAGGGCTTCTCCGAGATCGAGCACGAGTATGCGAATTCGGATCAGCGCCGCTACTTCGTGCCGTGTCCCGATTGCGGGCACGACCAGATTTTGAAGTGGCAGAACGTGCGATGGGACAAGCACGGCAAGGCGCATCGACCCGAGACCGCCGCTTACATGTGCGAGGCATGCGGCTCTCTGTGGGACGACATCCAGCGCCACGCGGCGGTCGCCAAGGGGAAGTGGATCGCGCAGCGACCGTTCGCCGGCATCGCCGGCTTCCACGTGCCGGGGCTGATCTCGCCGTGGGTGAAGCTCGGCGAGATCGTCACCGAATTCCTCGAAAAGCGGCACGACCCCGAGCGGCTGAAAACCTGGGTCAACACCGTTCTCGGCGAGACCTGGGAAGAGAAGGCGGAAAAGGTCGACACTGCATCGTTGCTGCCGCGCCGCGAAGTCTACGGGCCGCAGAGCCTGCCCGATGGCGTTGTGCTCCTGGTCGCCGGGGTCGACGTGCATGGCGACCGCCTCGAAATGCAGGTGCTCGGCTTCGGCGAGCACGAAGAGTGCTGGGGCGTGAGCTACTTCGTCATCCGTGGCGATCCATCGCAAGGCGACGTGTGGGACGCGCTCGACGGGCTGCTCGCCGACTCCTACCGCACCGACAATCTGCGCGAGCTGCACATCCGCTCGGTCTGCATCGACTCGGGCGGCCACCACGCCAACCAAGTCCTCACCTACTGCAATGCGCGCAAGCGCCGCCGCATCTTCGCGATCAAAGGCGCCGCCGGGGCGAGACCGATCTGGCCGAAGTGGTCGAGCCGCACGCGCAACAACGACGAGGTGTTCATCGTCGGCGTCGACACGGCCAAGGAGACCATCCACGGCCGGCTGCGGATCGCGGCGCCGGGCGAGCACACGCCCTACGTCCACTTCCCGGTCAGCGAGGACTTCAACCAGACCTATTTCGACCAGCTCGCGGCCGAACAGGTGGTCACGCGCTATCGCGACGGTCGACCGTACCGGGTGTGGGTCCCTCTGCCCGGCCGGCGCAACGAAGCCCTCGACACGTTCGTCTATGCGCTCGCGGCGCGCACCGCCATCCCGGGCAAGCTCGTGCGCCCGAAGGACCCGGCGCGGTCGAAGGATGCGCCGCTCGTCATCAAGGCCGGCGCGCCGCCGCCGCCGTTGACCCCGCAACAGCAGGCACGCCGCTCGCTGTCGAGCATGCTGCCGCACTGAGGATCACCGCATGTACTACAATCAGAATTGCTCGATCCTCGCGGGCGTGCCGCCTGAGACGCTGCAAGCATGGCTGACGGCGGCGCAGCAAGCCTACAGCGAGCTGATGACGGGCCGGCAGATCGTCACGCTCGCCTATGACGGCAAGTCGGTCAGCTATCACACGGCCGATCTCTCCTACCTCGCCGCCTGGATCACGCAGCTACAGCAGGCTCTCGGCCTCGGCTGCGGCGGTCGCCGCGCACTGCGGCCCTACTATCGGTGACAGACATGGCATCGAGAGCCGTCGCGATCCTGGGGCCTGACGGTCGCGAGATCGACCGCAAGCCCTCGCGCGCTCGCGCGCTCGCGGGCGGCAACTATCGCGGCCTCGGCAACCCGCCGTATGACGCGGCCGACCTCTACGATCCGCATCTCGCCGCCTGGACGCCGTATCTCTGGTCGCCCGACGCCGAGATCAACATCTATCGCGACCGCATCGTCTCGCGCGTGCGCGACATGGTGCGCAACGACGGCTGGGCATCGGGCAGCGTCACCCGCATCCTCGACTCGACCATCGGCGCCAATCTGCGCCCGGTGGCGAAGCCCGACTACCGCATGCTCGCTGCCATGACCGGGCTCTCGACCTTCGATCACGACTGGTCGAAGGAATTCGGCCGCGCGGTCGACGCGCACTGGCGCTCGTGGGCCGGCGACGACCTCGGACACTATTGCGACGTGACGCGCAATCAGTCGTTCAGCCAGATGATGCGCGCCGCGTTCCGTCACAAGCTCGTCGATGGCGATGCGCTCGCGGTCGTGAAGTGGATGCCCGACCGCCTCGGCCTCGGGCGTGCGCGTTACGCGACCGCGATCCAACTGGTCGACCCCGACCGCCTGTCGAATCCGCAAATGCGTTTCGACCAGCTCTCGGTGCGCGGCGGCGTCGAGATCGACGACAACGGCGCGACCATCGCCTATTACATCCGCAAGGCACATGCCGGCGACTGGTTCTCCGCAGCTCTCTCCGTGACATGGGAGCGCGTGATGCGCGAAACGGCGTGGGGCCGACCGATTGTCGTGCATGACTTCGATGGCGACCGCGCCTCGCAACACCGCGGCGGCATCGGAATCTTCGCGCCGATCCTGCAACGGCTCAAGATGCTCATCAAATACGATGGCGTCGAGCTGGACGCCGCGATCATCAACTCGATCTTCGCTGCCTACGTCGAGTCTCCGTTCGACCAGGAGTTCGTCGCCGAAGCCCTCGACTCGGGTGAGAAGTTGAACGCCTACCAGGAATCGCGCGCTGAATTTCACACCGATCCGACGCACCGCATCGTGCTCGGCGGCAACCGCATCCCGATCCTGTTCCCGGGCGAGCGCATCAACTCCGTCGTCGCCAATCGACCGGCCGGGAATTTCCAGAACTTCGAGCGCACCGTTCTGCACAACGTCGCGAGCGGGCTCGGCTTGTCGGCGAAGCAAGTCTCGAACGACTGGTCCGACGTGAACTACTCGTCGGCACGCGGCGCGCTGCTCGAAGCGTGGAAGACGCTCTCGCGCCGCCGCGACGAATTCGCCGCCGGCTTCTGCGCGCCGATCCGGGGGGCCTGGTTGGAGGAATCGTTCGAGGAGGACGACCTCCCGCTGCCGGCCGGCGCGCCGCCGTTCATGGCCGCGCGCAACGCCTATGCGCGAGCGCGCTGGATGGGACCGGGGCGCGGCTGGATCGATCCGGTCGCCGAGAAGCAAGGCGCGATCCTCGGCATGGATGGCGCGTTGACGACGCTCGAAGACGAGTGCGCCGAGCAAGGGCTCGAATACGAGGAAGTGCTCGAACAGCGCCGCTTCGAGGTGGAGCTGTTCAAGGAATACGGCTTGCCGCTGCCCGAGTGGGCCGGCGCCGCAGGCGACCAGACACCGCAGAAGCAAAACGCAACCCCCACGCCCCCGGCGCCGAAATGATCGCCATGTATCCGCGCTCGCGCTTCGTCAACACGCCGCTCGCATTGCGGGCCGACTACGGCCCCGTGATGCTCGACATCGCGGACGGGGCCGAGATCATGGCCGCCGAAGCGTCGGAAGCCGCCTTTCCGGCCGAGGGGATCGGCCCGCGCCGCCCCTACGATCTGCAAGCCGGCATCGCCATCATCCCGATACGCGGCGTCCTCATGCACGGCGCGAGCCCGTGGTGGGCGGAAGCCACGTCCTACGACAGCGTCGCCGAGCACATGCGAATGGCGCTCGCGGATGCCGACGTGCAAGCCATCGCGCTGCATTGCGATTCCCCGGGCGGTGAGGTTGCCGGCTGTTTCGATCTCGCCGACGCCATCTATGCGATACGCGGCATCAAGCCGATTTGGGCGATCCTCGACGAGAGCGCCTACAGCGCCGCCTATGCGCTGGCGAGCGCCGCCGACTACATCACGGTGCCGCGCACCGGCGGCACCGGCTCGGTCGGCGTGATCGCGATGCACGTCGATATCAGCCGCATGCTCGAAGAGGCGGGCGTGAAGATCTCGATCATCCAATACGGCGAGCGGAAGGCCGAGCTGTACCCGATGCAGCCGTTGTCCGAGGGCGCGCGAAATCGCCTTCAGGCGGATGTGGATTCGATGGGCGAAATGTTCGTCTCGCTCGTCGCCCGCAACCGCAATATCGACGCCGACCAAGTGCGCAGCACCGAAGCCGGGCTGTATCTCGGCGGCGATGGAGTGACCGCCGGGCTCGCCGACGCCGTCATGTCGCGCGAGGAAGCCTTCGCGAGCTTGCTCGCGTCTCTTTGATCCAACCAACAGGAGAAGTCCCATGCTCGCAACGTTGCGAAGCCGCTTCCGCGCGTCTGCGGCGGGCGCCGGTGCGCCGGCCGCTCCCGCCACGCCGCCCGTCTCGCCGTTCGCCCATCTGGCCGCAGCTCGGCCGCCCGCGCCTGCGGCGCGAGCCCAGGACGACGACAAGAAGGACGACAAGGACAAGACCACCAAGAAGGGTCAGAACGACGACGACGACGCCTGCAATGACCGCAAGCGCGGCAGCGCCGACGACGAGGGCGACGAGGACGACAAGAAGAAGACCAAGAAGAAGGCCCAGGACGACGACGACAAGAAGAAGGACGACGACGAAAAAAAGTCGAAGCGCGCCCAGGACGACGACGAGAAGAAGAAGGATGCGGCGGCGGTCGGCAACAACAATGCCGGCGACGTGCGCGACGAAGGCGAGTTCATCGCCAAGGTCGCGCGAGCGCGCGAGCGCGGGCGCATCTTCGCGATCATGTGCTCCGACCAGGGCAAGGCGAACCCGGTCGCCGCCGCGCATCTGGCGATGCAGACCTCGATGCCGCGCGATGAAGCCATCGCGATGCTCTCGGCCATCGGCACCAACGCGGCGCCGCCGCGGGCCGACGCGCCGCCGTCGCTGCGCGACCGCATGGCGACCGTCGCCGATCCGAAGCTCGGTGCCGGCGACGCAGGCGGCGAGCCGACGCTCGCCCAGCAGATCATCGCGGCAGCCAAGAAGGCGCGCGGCGAAGCCTGATCCCCATCCTGCAAAGCCGGGATTTTGCAGCAGCTCATCGGAGTAAACGAACATGACGACCAACTACGGCCCCAACCCCTACATCCCGGGCGTCCGTGCGGATGTCTTCCTGCCCGATCAGTTGATCGCAGGCCACCAGCCGGTCAGCCAGCCGGCGCTCATCACCGGCGGCGCGCTCTTGAAGCGCGGCACCGTGCTCGGCCGCATCACGCTCGGCAAGGCCGAGACGCCGGTCAACAGCCCCGCCAACGCCGGCAACGGTGTGATCTCGGCGGTCGCGGTGCAGGCCGGAACGAAGTCGGGCAAATACCGCGTTGTCTTCACCGGCGCGACGACCGCCAACGTCTTCGACCCGGCGGGCAACCCGATGACGGCGCTGAGCGGAGCGTCGCCGATCTCGTATGTCGACGCGCAGCTCCACTTCACCTTCACGGTGGGCGCCAACGCGATGGCGGCCGGCGACGAGATCGACATCACCACCGCTGCGGCGGGCGTGGCCTACAACATCGCGAAGTCGGGAGCGAGCGACGGCAGTCAGACGCCGGCCGCGATCCTCGCCGACGATGTCGACGCCAGCGCAGCCGATCAGTGGGGCGGCGTCTACGTGTGGGGCGAGTTCAACCAGAACGCCGTCACCATCGACCCGTCGCTCACGCTGCAAGGCGTGACGGTCACGCTCATGGACGCCGGCATCTACCTCAAGCCGACGACGGTCGCCGCCGATCCGTACTGATCCCACCGACGCCGCGCGTGCCGGGACCGCGCTTCGTCACCCCTCACAATCCGAATTGGAGACTGTGCCATGGCCGACATGACAATCGGCGGAAGCCTCGCGTATGACACCAACACGCTCATCCAGGTCGTCCCGAACCTCAAGCGTGCGCAATCGTTCCTGATCGACCGTTTCTTCCCCAACGTCGTGACGGCCGACAGCGAATTCGTCGCCATCGACGTGGACATCGGCAAGCGGCGCATGTCGCCGTTCGTCTCGCCGCTGGTCGAAGGCCGCGTCGTCGAGCAGCGGCGCATGCAGACCAACACGTACAAGCCGCCCTACATCAAGGACAAGCGTGCGCCCGATCTGCGCAAGCCGATCCGTCGCATGATCGGTGAGCGCATCGGCGGCGCGCTGAGCGGCCCCGAGCGCGAGATGGCGAACCTCAACTTCGAGATGGAGGATCAAATCGACTTGCTGACCCGCCGCCTCGAATGGATGGCGGCATCCGTGTTGCAGACCGGCACCATGCTGGTCAAAGGCGACGGCTTCCCGACCGTCATCATCGACTTCGGGCGCGACAGCTCGCTGTCGGTTGCCAAGACCGGCAACGCGCAATGGACGCCCACGAACGTCACCGCCGGCAACGCCTCGCCGACGAACGACATCGAGGTGTGGCAGCGCCAGATTCTCAAGCTGTCGGGCGCCGTCGTGGTCGACATCATCATGACGACCAGCGCGTGGGAAGGATTCAAGCTCGATCCGATCCTCAAGGGTGCGCTGTACTATCCCAAGCTCGGCGACTTCGGGAACAGCATCAACCTCGGTGCGCAGATCACGCGCGGCGCGGTCTTCAAAGGCATTTGGGGCCAGTACCAGCTCTGGGTTTACAACGACTGGTTCGTCGATGCCGACGACAACACCGAGTATCCCATGCTCACGGACGGCATGGTCGTGCTCGCCGGCCCCGACCTCATGGGCACGCGCGCGTTCGCGCAAATCCTCGATCCGGCGTTCAACTACGCGGGCCTCGCGTTCGCGCCGAAGACCTGGACCACCGAGGACCCCGCGCAACGTTACTTGATGATGCAAAGCGCCCCACTTGTGATTCCGTCGCGCGTCAATGCCGCGATGGGCGTGAGGGTCTGCCCGCCGCAATTCAACTGATCGCGGCGACGCATGCCGTGTCCATTCTGCCGGGGCGTGCGGCAATGGATTTCCCGGCGCATACGCCCCGCCCCCACCAAGCCACCAAGAGGAAGACCATGGCTGAGATCAAAGCCGGCCAAGCCGGCTCGAAAATGATTCGGGCCACCGTCGCGCGCGGGCGCACCGTCGTCCTCCCGACAGAGCAGAAGACCGTCTCCGGGTACATGGAAGACGGCAAGCCGGCCTATCGTCTGCTGACCAGGGAATTCGGCCCTGGCACCGAGGTCGAGCTGCCGGCCGAGGAGATCGCCGAGCTGCGCAAGCAAGGCTATCTCGTCGATCCCGAGAAGATCGCGCCGCCGCGCGACGAAGGCGGGCGCTTCGAGGAGCCCGGCCGCGAGCCGCCCGGAGCGAAGGTTCTCTCGCCAGCCCAGGCGCAGCAGAGCGTCCGATGAGCAACGGAAGCGGCCCGCTGCCCACCGGGCCGATGGATTTCTCCGGGCTCATCCTCGATCCGTGCGAGGCGACCTTCGGGCGGCCGGTCACATACGATCCGCTCGTCTCGCAACCCGGTGCCGCGCCGTTTCCCAATCGCGGCATCCTGTCGTCGCGCCAGCTCGACGTGGTGATGCAGGA